ATATTCATGAGTAAATACGCCAGGACTTACAATTCTTGATGAATATTTTATTAATTTTGGTCTGTTTAAGTCTGTTAATGCCATCTTTACCTATTCTGTTATTCCTCTATAAACTTTTTCTTGACCCTTTGTAGTTGCATCAATCAAGCTTTGCCTTTGTTTAGATGATTGTATTTGTCCATTACGGAGAGTATTACCAAATACTTTCATTTCACGCGATAAATCAGTAATTGCCACCACGAGCTGGGGATCACTATTCTGTAATTGACTTTGTTGTATTTCAGTTAATACGGCCTCTCCATTATTAACTTCAATATTGGCACCGTCGTGTGCTTTTGGTGGTGCGGATCCTCCATATGCAGAACCCAATCCCGTTCCTATCAAACCCCCAATAGTTGCCCCAGTTGCCATTCCGGCCAATCCCTTCATGGAAAAAATTGTTCCAACACCCGGTATTGCCGCCATAGCACCAATCATAGCACCTACTAAACCCAACACTATTCCCCCTATAGCAACCCACTTATTTTTTTGGTTTTCTACTGCCGCGGCTGCTTTCTCCTCTTCTGTTATCAACTTAGCTAAATTAGTAACATCAGTGCCAATTGATTTAGAAAGTAATTCTCTCTCTAGTCTATTTAATTTTTGAAATGCTGCTTCACCGCCAACCTGTCGTTTAATTTCTTCCATCATTCCTGTCAAGTCATCCTGCATCATCAATCGTCTGGCAGTATCAAAATTCATCGACCTACCAAGTACAGCATTAGCTTCAAATTGTGCATTTATAGAGCCTTCTATATCTAATAAATGTGTTGCTATTTGATCAGCAACATCCAATCCTACTCCCATAGCTCTTATTTCAACAGCTGCTCTCATAAATTCTTCAGCAGATCCGTGCGCATGTTTTGCCATCAATTCAGTAGAGCCAGCTATATCTTCAAATACTTTTGAAGGTAATACTCCTTTCATCCTAGCAAATTGAGCAACAGAATTCTGTACATTAATTAATTGTTCATGACTACTATCCGATAAAGCAGTTTGTATTCTTAATATCTTTACTGCTTGATCTGCTGATATTCCATAATATAATGATTGTTTTTTAAGTTGCCATGCTATATCGAAATTAACATCATTGATGGTTCCAAACTCTTCCGCCATCGCTGAAACATATTTTTGATTAATTGCTAATGCTGGACCCATTTTGATCATCTGTCCTAGAGAAAGCCCAGTTTCAAATGCAAACTTAACCATAGAAGCTGCCATTGCAGCTACAGCAGCGCCAATTCCCAAACCTAACATCTTCAGCTTACCCCACTTCTTTTTAACTTTACCTGATGTTTTATCTACTTTTTCTTCATTTTGCCCCACTTTTGCAGTTGCTTCCGCTGCTTCTTCAGCTTTACGAGCATCAACCTTATCTTCGGCGGTCATTTGCCACCCAGGCTTGGGTTCACTGGCGGCGGCGGCTGTAGCATCGGCAGCAACATCACCAGTACCAACATCACTTGTCCCTGTAATTCCAGAAACTACGTCGGCTCCAACATTTCCGAGCGTTGTTGTCCATGCATCTCCCAGTATGCCTCCTGATACTTCGGCTGTCCCTCTTAATGTCTTTGCCATATTTTTGGATATATCACCAAAATTTATAAAATCTGCTAGAAACTCACCTATTACCGGAATTTCACGAACTAGATTCTCTACACCACCCACCATTTTCTCTACAGAATTAACTCCTGCATTTACCAAATTATTATAACCTTTTTGTACTTTCTGGATTCTTCCCAACTGTTTATATTGTCTTACTAGTTGCTTATCTCCAGCTTGTTGAGCTTCAAGAATTTTTTCACTAATATCTGCCCATTCTACAGTTTCTTTATGAATATCTCCCGTAGTTGATAAAACCTGTTTTGCTATACCTACAAAAGCTTTTTCTTCTTTTACTAAATCTCCAGTAGAATCCACAGAATCCGTTATTGATTTATTTATAGATTCCCAAATACCTGAAATAGATTTAAGTAATGCAGGTTGTGCTTTATATAGCTTATCTAATTCTTCATTATCTTTTTTTTGTTGTTTTGTTGCTGCCATAAGTTTTATTTTCTTTTAATTGAATAGTGTAGAATACACTATATGTAAATTATCTTCCGACCAACTTATTAAGTTCCGCCGATGTAGCTGCAAATTCAGGGTCATCTTTTTTCCTTTTCTCAATATGCTGTATAATCTCTTTACCAAGTTTATCAGCAGCCGCTATATGTCTTTTCATAACTGGATCTCTTGCTAAAACTTTTAAAAGTTTTGAAGATTTTCTTTTTGCGATTGCTTTAAAAAGACCACCGAGAAATTCTGTAATTATTTTATTTTCTTTTATGATATACTTAGCCAAGATTAACTCCTAAAAACTTAAATTGAGGGATTCATATATAAATATACAGATAATCATTTTTTAATTTTGGAAAAATTTGGTTGGGAGGATTTTCTTTGAGATTTTTCTATAGCTTCTTTTTCTTCCGTATAAGCCTTGTCTAATCTTTGAATATACCATCTTCTTAAATAAACCGGCATATTATAGGCTTGTTCAAAAGGTATTGAACCTCTAGAATTAAATGTTAGTTGAAATATCTGTTCGTGGATCTGAGCTTTATACTCAGGAGGAAGGCCAAAAAAACTGTACCGTCATCGGTACCGTAATATCTACCTCCTCTCCATCCACATCAATTGATATTTCTAAATCGATATCTGGGGTGTTGTCTGAAATATATTCTCTAAATGATCTACTATCTACTGCAAAAAATTCATTATCTACAAAATTATTAACAACTGATCGTTCAGAATTACCATCAACTTCAAGTATCATGTGTTTTAATCTAGTCGTAAGAGATCTATCTATATCACTTACTTTACTTAATGATTTAGCACGTTTTTCAATAGCATCAACATCACCACTAGTTAAAAGTTTATACTTAATAACTCTATCAGTAGTCGGTAGAGTAAATTCAAATTCATTTAGTCCTTTAGTCACTTTACTAAAATCTACTGAAATGTCCTTCAATGAAGTTAAATCCAAATTATGTGTTGTAGGTTCTCCAGTAACGGGTGACGTAACGTCAAACTCATATTGTTTACCATAAGCTAACACTCTTGCAGCTATCAATAAAGCATTTTTATCACCAATCAATAAATCATCAACTTTGACTTTTTTATCAACTATCAAATTATCTAAAAGTACATCTAAAACAACACCTTTAGCAATAAGATTTTGTGATGTCAAAATATCTTCATCTTTCGCAGTCATGTATTTTAATTCGATCTGGCCACTTGATAATGGGCTTTTTTCAGGATAAAAATATCCTTTAGACGGTAGATCGATAACTTCCGTCGGAAACGTAGTTTCGGGCATGTTATTCTCCTTAATAAGATTTATAACTAATTGTAAATATAACTAAAATTTTTCAAATTAAATTATTTTTTTGGTGCAAATTTCTCTTTGATTGGTTTAAGAATCATATCGAAAAGAATATCGTCATATTTTGTTGGGGTAAGTTTCACAATTTTTTCAATTGCGTAAATACCAACTAAAACATATTCCCAATTTGCTGCTATCCATTCACTCATTTTTAATCTCCGTTATTAATTTTTAATTAGAATTGTAATATTGCGTAATCGTATCTAAGTGATAACTCAATATCTACTGGATCCCCACCATTTGCAAAATCCAAATCATTAAAGTTTGCATCTTGTACCCATGCTCCTTTTAATGTCCATTCTTCAACCACATCACCAACTGGTCCTAATAAATTAAAAGATACATCTTTTTTATAAAAATCTGAATAACCATCTCTACCTGTTACGGATTCGTGTGATAATCTAACCCATTCCATTACTGCTTGTGCTGCAGAAGGTACAACTGGGTCATATAAAGTAACTCCTAAAGGTTGCCATTCTCCTTTACCTTTAATGTATCTCTTTACATTAATATGGTCTAATACTATTTCTTCAAATGTAATCTGTGGTCTACTAGCAGTCTTAATCAAGTATGCAGGAATACCTTCTATATACATGACATACCGATTTTTCGTTTTCGGTTCAAATGGGGTAAACATTATTTCAGTTGCGTCAATTAACTCAGGCATCTTTTCTTCTCCTAAATAAGATTTCTTTTCAGTAATAAATATAACGGTAATGAAAAATTGCGCTTATATTAATAATATCCTTTTGAAGTTTTTTTGAAGTTATTATAAAAACAAAAAACCCCAGTATAAAACTGGGGCTTTTTAGTTATCTTATTGAGATAATTTGTTATTCTGGAAAGGTTGCTCCAGTAGGTTGAACAACAAAGTCCAATACAATGAACTCAGCAGTTCTTGTAGGTTGAACAAATATCTGTCCAACTAACCTATTTCTATCTATTTCATCTGGTGTATTGTTTGATTCATCCATCACTACCCTAAAAGCATTCAAACCACTATTAGCTTGTACATTTTCAAGATATGGATTAACAGTATTCAAGAAACGATTTCTTGTTGCTGTTGTGTTCTGTTCAAACACCAAGAATTTAGATGTAGAAGCAATAAACTTCTTCAGATTAATTAACAATCTACGAACATTAATCCTATCAAGTGCTGATGGTTTGGATTGTAATGTTTTTTGTCCAAACACCGTCGGTCCTTGACCTGGGAATGTTGCAATTGGATTAATTCTTTCTTCATAAAGCTTATCCCTCTCTGCATGATTTAACTTAAACTTAGCTCTAGATGTTATAGTCAATCCACCTCTATTTAATCCTGCAGGTGCAAACCATTCTTGACCTATTCTGTCATTAAAAGCAAATACTCCTGCTAAAGCGACTGAAGGTGGTATCCATACTGGCTCCACATTGCCGCCTTCTATGGAATAATTTACTTGTACCCAGGGATAATATGTAGCTGCATAATTGGTATCTAGTGATCCAAGAGCACTTGCTGCTTGTGAAATAGTATCTGCCCAATGGAATCCGTCCATTATATAGAAACAATCTGCTCTTTCTTCCACCTTAGTTATAGCATGTTCGGTAATATTATTATGACAATTACCACCATCTTTACTATGAATTATTCCAGGAATTACCAACATATTAATATCGAATTCATCTGGATTAGATATTGTATTAATAGCTCGTTTGTATAATGTAGTACCACTAGTAGTTGGAGTTGAACAATCAAATCCCATTACATTAGTAGTAGTTACATCATTAGCCATAGATGGTTTTGAAGCTGGATCTACACCGTCGAATCCCCATTGAAAAGGAACTGCAAACCGTCTCTGACCTATATCAGAATTAGCTAATGTTATTTTTATTCTATTAGCAGTGGTTCCATCTGCAAAAGTTGAAGGACTTCCAGGTAATGTATTTGCATTAGCATGTCCAGTGCAATTATTTAAACTAAATGCTTTATTAGAACCATTTCCTGTTCCACTTGGAATAGGTGAAAGATAAGCTGCTGCATCATTATCATATTTGCCTCTTATTCTATTCGATGTTCCAATGTCCATGAAATCTAATCCATGATACGCACTTGCTTGAAAGGTTTGTTCATTAGTATTATCTACTTGTTGAAGCTTCATTGAAGCGGAAGGTACTATAGTACCACCTGGAATTGGATTCTCTAAAGCTGCATATCCATACGGTACTACCGATTTTGGATAATTTTCTATATTTTGAAAATCACCAACTCTACACCATTTAGATCTATTTGGAAAGCCTCCATGATAGGACAACCTACCATTAGCATCTACTACTACATGAGCATCACCTATTTGTTTTGCAAAATAGCTTGGTGAAGCTGGATTAAAATCACAATTTTCCCAAGTTTCTGGTGCTCTACCATCTAGAGGTATAATAGAAATACTAAAATCTCCATAATCAGATCCTGGAATTGATCCAGCTGCTCTAATATTAGAAATACCTACTTTATATTCAGTATTCATATTACTGCCATGACCTAATGTATATACTCTGAATAGGTTCTTAGTAACATCAGTTGATGATCCATCCCAATCCGTTGTTCCCTGGTCTATAATATAAGGTGTTCTTGCAACACAATAATCAACATTTCCACCCCAAGTAGCTGAATCACCTACTGCATCATATTGAGCAGTATAAGCTCCATTAGTTCCACCAGCAAAATTTAATCCAGCGGATGATGAAGCACTACCAGTAACTTGTAATCCACCTAAAGATGCTCCTACCATATCTGATCTAGTATGAAAAGCTTTATAAAGATACACATAATCAGTATTACTTAACGGATCTGATGAGATCTTTTTAGCAAAATAATTTGCACTACCACTATCAAAACTCAAATCAGTAATAGTTTGATGTATTCCCCCTGAACCACTTATTTTTAAATCAAACAGGTTATCAATATCATCTATTGTTGTTACCTTAGCTGAAGCTGCAATTCCAACACTCTGTCCAAGTCTTGTATTAGCTAGAGTAAAAATCACCGAATCAGGAAGTGGTCCGACACCTCCAGCAAAATCTCCTGCAGTTAATTGACTTATATTTGTAGTTGTTACAGTATTACCATCATTACCTATAGTTGCCTGTGTAAAAACAATTGACTGATTTCCATCAGTTGCTACCAAATCAGCACCGGCTGTAATTAAACCATTATGTCCATTAGCATGTACTATGGCTGCTTTAAGTTCAGTTAAAACCGCCGCCTGTGTGTGAGTATTCAAGTTATTAGCTACAGCGACACAAGTGCCGAGATCAGTAGTACTAGACGGAATTGTTCCAGCGCCTATATCTGCGCCTGTTGCTAAAACAGTACCTGTTGCCGAAGCTCCACTTTCGGAATTGTCGCTAAGTACATACACTCTTTTTGTACCATTGCTGGACGTAATTACGACATATTCACCTTCTGTAAATTGACCTGATGTAGCATCATCGCCGTCCGCAACAGTTAGTGTTGCAGTTGCCGCCGCGTCAGCTGCATCCGACCCTGTACAGGCTACATTCACATAATCTGCTCTATATCCACCTGTATGCATTACCCGAACTACCGTTACGCTAGATGCGGATTTTAAGTATTCTTGTACTGCGAAGGGAACATACGATGTTTTTATATTTTGACCAAATCTTTCTTCAAATTCTCCACCACTCGTTATAATAGTTGGAACGAACGCTGGACCTTTTTGAGTTGGTCCAATCATTGCTGCTCCAATATTAGCAACACCTTGTGGGAGATAAGAAAGATCTGTTTCCTGGGTAAATACGCCAGGACTTACAATTCTCTCGGCCATTTAAATTCTCCTAGATTTTAGATTAAAAATTAGTTATAATAGTTAAATATTATTTAATATAAATATAAAATTAAAATCCCAAAAGTTACTCATTCGGCGTAAAAATACCAGTATCTAGGTCTAAATTTCCAATTCCATACTTAGCAGTTAGGTCGTCAACAAGTTTTCTCTCATCTTCTTGAGCAGTTGCATGTTGCGCTAACAATTCTTCTTTTTGAGTATCCAAAGAATCCAAATTTTCTTGCAATCTCTCAGATGCAATTGAAACTTGTCCAAGATTTACTGTAACTTGAGTATAACGACTTTGTAATTCTCTAATTTTTGTAGTTTCTTCTTCAGCAATCTTAACTTCTTTAGTTTTAGTTTCCGTTTCAGGCATGTTTATAACTCCTATTTTGTCTTAGTTAATAGTTAATTTATTTATCAAGTATATATATCGTTAAATTTATTCAAATAACAATTTTAATTCTTGATTAACTTCATTTCATCAATTTCGTTTTTCAATTCTTTAATGGATTCTATCAAAACGGGAACTAATTTATTATAATCCACTGCTTTAAATGTTCCACTTCCCTTCAAACCATCGTATTCTTTCACAATTTCAGGAATGACTGCTTCAACTTCTTGTGCTAATACACCAACGTCATGTCCCATATCTTCTCGTTTCCAATCATACTCAACACCACGAAGTTGCATCACAGTATCTAAACCATATTTCATATCTGTAATATTCTCTTTAAGATTCATATCAGATGCTACGGTTGAAGAATAAGCGACTATATCTGCGTCTGCATGAAATGTACCACCAGCAGAGAATCTAAATTCATCATCAACTGCATTAACCGAAACCATTATTTGATTATCTGTTGAGAAATCAAATTCATTATGTGAATCTCTACCAATTTGAAGTGCGGCGTTGTGTATACCTGTAATAGTTGTTTGTGCCGCATCAATATCTATGTCTGCGGTATTTAAAGTTAAACCATCACCTGCTGTAATTGCACTTGTAATTGTTACTGCATCAGCACTTACTGCAGTAGTAATTCCTGTTCCACCCAATATTGAAAGTGCATCTCCTGTGGCATCTGCAGTTGCAGTTCCACTATCCGATACTACAGTCAAGAATGTATTTTGGTCACCAGTATTTGTACCACTTGTGGCGGAAATATTATCAGCAATCGTCTTAGTAATAGCAGTTCCACCAATTGTTAATGAGGTGGCGTCAACTTCAACCTTACTTGCTGATATATAAGTAATTGAAGCACTTGTTGCTGACAATGTTGCTGTACTAGGATTGTATGTTAATGTTCCAGTATCATCTAATAAAGCATTTGATCCATCGTGAAAAGGAACTGCAAAGGCTGTATCTGTTGTACTATCTGTAACAGTTACAGTAGCTGCCAATGTTGCATTACCTGATGTTAAACTTGCAGCCGTTCCTGTTACATTTGTCATCACACCACTTGCGGGTGTTCCCAAAGCTGGTGCTACCAAAACCATTCCACTTGCCATTGTTCCTTGAGCTACTTGAGCCGCTGGTAGTGCTGTACAGTTAGTTAATACTCCACTTGCTGGTGTTCCTAATGCAGGTGCCACTAAAACCATACCAGAAGCCATCGTACCTTGAGCTACTTGAGCCGCGGGTAATGCTGTACAATTAGTCAATACACCACTTGCTGGTGTTCCTAATGCTGGTGTGGTTAATGTTGGTGAAGTTAAAGTTTTATTTGTTAATGTCTGTGTTTCTGTTAATTGTACAATATTACTATTTGTAATCGATGCAATTTTAGTAGATGTATCAGCATTACCAGTAACATCTCCAGTTATATCACCTACAAACGCAGTTGATGTAATAGATGATGCTCCTGTTATTACACTACCATCTATACTAATATTGCCATCTATTAAAACAGCAGAACCTGCTGCTGGTTCAAGATTAATTGCTGCTCCAGAATCTAATGTTATTACTCCTGCTGAAGCAATCTCAGCAGTACCATCTACTGTAAATAAAAGATTTGCTGCTGCGGCTGCTGTATCAACCGTAGTGAAAGTCAAAGCACCATTGGCAGATGCTGCCATAGTAGCCGTATCACCAGATGATGGAGTCATCACAATTGAATCGTCTGTAATTACAGTAGAACCTACTGTAAAATCAGTAGTAGCATCTAATGTAGTTGCATTAACGGTTGTAAATGTAGCTGCGGCTGCTGCAGCTGCCCCAATAATAACACCATCCATTGCTCCATCTCCACCCGAATCATCAATATCAATGTTTGCAGTAGCAGTTAAATCTGTAAATGTACCAGCTGCGGGTGTAGTGCCACCAATGGCTCCTGGTATTGCCATAGTTTTACCAGCAACAGTAGCTGCGTTAAGATTAGCAACTACAGTTGTTGATTGAACTGTTAATGGTGCAGTACCTGTTGTAGTACTTGAATGGAATTGAGGTGCTCCTAAATCTACACTTGAGGTTAAAGTTGTATCACTATGTCGATACGCTAACTGAGCTACAGATGCATCAAGACCAAAATTTAATCCTGCTCCATCCATTGTTGCAGAACTTGTACTTCCACTAGCAATCGTAATATTTTTGTCTGCTACATTTAATGTAGTGGCATCAACCGTTACAGTAGAGCCATTTACGGTAAAATCTCCTCCGACCGTCACTCCACCAGCAAATGAACTATTTCCAGTTGATGTAATTGCTCCACAACCAACTGTTCCGATAGTAGCTATGTTTTTACTACCATCTAGTACTAATGCTTTACTCGCCGCGGCGGTTCCAGCAGTCACACTATCCAAAACACCTAACTCTGCAGTTGTTAAAGTCGTAGTATCAAGTGTTAATGAAGTATCTCCTGTAATTGTTCCTGTTACTGCTAAATTACCTGATGTAGTTATTGCTCCACATCCAATCGTTCCGATAGTAGCTATGTTTTTACTACCATCTAGTACTAATGCTTTACTCGCCGCGGCGGTTCCAGCAGTTACACCATCCAAAACCCCTAACTCAGCGGTTGTCCAAGTCGTAGAATCAAGTGTTAATGAAGTATCTCCTGTGATTGTACCTGTTACTGCTAAATTGCCAGTTGAAGTTATTGCTCCACAACCAATTGTAGTAGCAGTAATTGCACGGGCTGTGTCAGCACCAAGTATACCATCAATGTTAGTACCAATTAAATCTGTCGATGTAATAGATGTTGCTCCTGTTACTACACCAGCATCTACAACAATCGCTCCATCAAGAACAATTTGTTGTCCTGCTAATGGTGTAATATTTAAATCTGTTCCAGCAGTTGAAGATATGGTATTTCCATTTATAGTAATATTGTCAACAGATAAGGTAGTTAAAGTTCCAAGTGAAGTAATTGCAGATTGTGCTGCTTGTGTAACTGTTAATGCTGTTCCACTTGTATTACCAGTAACATCACCTGTTATATCACCTACAAAAGCGGTAGATGTAATAGATGTTGCTCCTGTTACTACACCAGAATCAACTTGAATGACATCATCGAGTTTGATGTGAGAACCCCCGGCTGGTTCAAGAGCAATATTACCACCTGAATCTAATGTCATTAGTCCTGCTGAATTAATATCTACTGTACCATCTGCTGTAATTGTTATGTTTGCTGCTGCGGCTGCATCATCAACTGTAGTAATAGCCAATGCACCATTGGTAGCTCCACTAAAAGTAATCGTATCACTTGTTGATGGTGTCATCACAATTGAGTCGTCTGTAATAACCGTTGAACCTATTGTAAAATCTGTTGTGGCGTCAATTGTTGTACCAGTTATAGCAGCTGCGGCAAAAGTACCGCCTGCAACTGTAATTGTATTAGCACTATGTGTAAGAGTTACATCACCACCATCTAAATTAATAACTCCCCCACTACCTAAATGTAAATCATTCCATCCTTGAGCAGTTGAACCTAAATCATAAGTAGCGTCTGCGTTTGGTATTAAATGTGAAGTTAAATCAGCAGTTATAGAAACTGAATCTGATGCCGAATCTCCAAAAGTCATGTTTCCACCAAATGATACCGAACCACTAAAATGTGAGTCTCCAGATCCTTCAAACCTACCAAATGATGCAGTTGATGCTGCACTTGCACTTAAAATATTTGTAGATTGGCTGATAGTCATAAAGTTAGCAGAAGTCTCTACTCCTATACCTTTATTATCATGTAAATCTGCGCCTGTTAAACTACTATGTGTTTTTGCCATTGTTCTTTCCCTTTAATTAGCTACTAATAATTCGCCATCATCATTTGTTATAGTTGTAAAATCTATTATTGAGGTACTAGAACTATCCACCACCATCTTCTCTATCAATCCTGGAATTGTAAATCCTGCTTCCTGAATTGTGCCATCTACACTTAAAGACCCAGTAACCTGTACTGTATTTGTGGTAGCTTGGATTGAACCTGTTGCTGCAAATATACCAGCTTCGATTCCAGTCAAATTACTTCCATCACCTTGATAAGACCCTGTAAAGGATCCTGTTAAATGTGAAGCTCCTACTGCCGATGCATTTGAAATCGTCCCACTTGTAGATAAAGACGAAACAATAGCATCTGAACCAGAGATTATGACTTTTTTCCAATTTGGCATTTATTCTTCCCTCAATCGCGGTTGGTTACTCTTTCGAGCCCACTTCCCATCATCTGCCAAGAGACGGGCCAACCATTAAGCGTCATCTTCTTTATTTCTTATCCAAAGCTCTCCCTCTTTTTCTTTGAGGGCCGATTTGGCTCTTTCTTTTACTTCTTCTTCAATCGACATTGTTTTCTTGACATCCCATATAGGTTTATCAATTAATTTATATTGATTTCTCAATTTAATCACAACATCCATTGCCTGTTGTAAAAATTTACCTGGAATCATTGATTCTTGTATTAAAGTTAACAAAAATTCAATTTCCGTTTTACCGAACTTGGCTGCTTCATCAACCAATACTCGGGTTTTACCTGATTTGAACGCCATTTATGACCTCTATTTTATATAATTTTAACTAAAAATCCAAATAGTTCCATCTGTATTTATTGCCATTTCTCCAGCTCCATACTCTTTATCACCTGATACTGGATCATCATTATCACCTAACTGTTTAACAGTAACTACATGTTCTAATGCGGTTACTGCGGTAGCAGAAGATGCAATACCTTTAGCTACTGACCATCTGTTATCTCCAGTATCATGATATATCGCTGAACCACTATCGACTGAAGCACCTTCTTGTACAATCAAACCACCATCTACATTTGAAGCCGCTGAACCAGTTGCCGTGAATATAAAAGCATCTTGTACTGCCAAATTCGTAGTTGCTAATGTTGTAGTTGTACCATTTACGGTTAAATCACCCTCTATCGTTGCATTTGCACTTACAGTCAATGTGCCTGCTGCTACTGTTCCTGATGTTGTAATACCGGAAGCACCATTATTAATAGCTCCAAAATTAGTTGTAATCGAACCCGCATCTAATGCGCCTGCGGTAGTTAGATTCGCTAATGTTGTCAAACTAGTGTTAGTTGCTGCTAGAGTTAATGCTCCACCTCCTGCTATTGAAGCTTCACTAGAAACATTTCCAAAAATTGCATCTTCGAAATTACTTGTGGTTATGCCAGCAATTGCTGTTCCGGATGTATCATATAGAAACACCTTATCATCTTGAGCAAAATCGGTAAGTGTAATTCCTTCTGTTGTCCAAGACAGTTTATCAAGATCAATTGCTGCACCTGATGCTACTGAAGCATTAACAACTGCATTAGCTGCTAATTCATCTGCTCCAATTGCGTCATCTGCCATTAATGCATTTGTAATTTGTTGATTACCAATATGTGCTGTATCTATTGAAGCATCTACATAAGAATCACTATCAATAGAATTTGCTGACATATGAGCTGCATCTACTGCACCAGCTGCCAATTCATCACTATCTACTGCATCGTCTGCTAACATAGAATTTTCAACTGATCCTGCTTGTATAGTTGCTGCACCACCACCTGCTATTGCTATATCACCAGTAATATCTGCAAAAATACTATCTTGCATATTACTAAATGTAATACTCTTTTCAGTTCCATTATCAGATATTAAGAATTTATCTTGTGTTTGATGTATTGTTGCTGCACCATAAGCATTTAAACTATCAATATCTTGAGAAACTCCTGTCAAATTACTACCATCTCCAACAAATGAACCAGTAAATGAACCAGTTAAATGTGAAGATCCTACTTCAGAATAATTTGTTAAAGTAGTTGTGGTTGTCGCAGCTAGTCTTGCCGATGCTGAAACGGTAGCACCAATGGATGTTCCATCAATATTTCCACCATTAATATCTACTGTAGTAAGTGTAGAAGTTCCTGTAGCAGTAATTGCATCTATATACCCTGCATCAATATGAGCTTCTGCGAATTGTAATGCAGAAGTTCCTAAATCAATAGCACTGTCAGACTTGGGAACAAAATCTCCAACCCATCTACCAGTATTTGTAATATCATCACCTGTAGCATTTCCAAGAGTAACTGCTCCATTAAGAGTTGTCGCACCTGACACATCCAACGCAGCATTAACATCAAGCGTTGTAGCATTGATATTAACATCGGTTGTGGCAGCTATATCTAAATCTGCGGCACTTGAAGCACCAATATATTGTGAAGAATCATTAAATTGTATTCTGTTTGTGGAATTCAAAAGAACTCCTGTATCAGCAACGTGAGTTAATGTAACATCTTGGTCTGCACCAAGATTAATAACTGCACCGTCTGCTAAAAATAAATCTGAAAATTCTAAAGCTGATGTTCCTAAAGCTGCACCGTCCGATGCATCAGGAGCAAAAGCTGTTGTTGCTGTAATAGTTGTACCTTGAACTGTTCCTGTAGAGGTAATATTACCAGAACCAATTGTTCCTAATCCTGTTACATTTCCACTCGTATCAAAGGTATAATTACCATCGGAAAGTGTTCCTGTTATTGTTATATTTCGTACTCCGGAAGCAATATCTGCATTTCCATCAAGAACAAGTGCTTTATTAGCGGCACCCGCTCCATTAGTTATACCATCTATTTTTTCAAAATCGGCTTCATTAATATCCGCACTTCCAATTACAAAACTAGTTCCTGCGGTTATGGCTGCATCACTAGTTACAGTTGATAATACTGCTGCGCTTCCTGATACTAGTACTTTTCTCCATTGTGCCATTTAATTTCTCCTATATAAACTTTACAGTTTATTGTTCATTAATAAATATAATCTTTTTAAATATTCTTTTCTTCTATTCCACTTTTCTTTTACTAACATCTAACTTGCACTCCCAAAAGTCTCATATCCAAGAAACCATTGGTCAGATCCTGAATAAAACAGTCCACCTGTTACTGCAGTTGGTGTTGTATCTCTAGCTGCCATAATAACTACTGAATCTTGTACTCTAAACACTATATCATCATCAGTATTAGTTATAGAAAATAAATCACCTGAGCCTGAAGTTGCTTTAAAAGACCAACTCGACCCTGTAAGTTCATTTGCTCCTAATGTCTCAGTCCAAGTTGTACTTCCATATGTAAATGCATCTGTAACTGCTAATGTATCTATATTTGCAGTTCCATCCACATATAAATCTTTCCATTCTTTTGTGCTGCTACCCAAATCATATGCATCATCTGATGTTGGTACAGTATCGTTCAATGTTAATGTAGCAGATAAATTTCCGTCAATCGTCGCATCACCTGTAATTTTTAAAGATGAACCACTTACTGGAAACATTGAATGGTCAGATGAATCTGCATCAAATATAATTGCTTCTCCAGCATCAGTAGTTAAAGCATTTGACCCTAGAACGTTATAAGAATCTGAATGTACTACAAGACCTTCTAATATTGTTGGTATAAGGGAATTTAATCTCTCTTTTATAATACCATCTACATCAATTGATCCTGTTATTTCTGAGCCACCACTTGTGATAGTGACTTTACTATCAAATCGTTCCTGACCAATATATTTTATTCCACCAGCCATATTATGTTATCTCCAAAACACTCGCAAACGCTTCAATATCTCCGTTTGCTGATGCTTGTGTTTCTAATTTATCTCCAGCTCCTAAATTGATTGGTTTTTCAATTATTACAGTTGAGTCTGCAGGTATATTTACAGTCTTTAACAAATATACTCTACCTTCAAAATTAGCACTTCCACTAACACTTAAATTTATAGTTGCAGAATTTGTACCATCAATATTACTTAAATACATTGCATGTATTACTGCTGTTGTCGCTGATGGACAAGTATACATCGCTTGTAATGTTGTACTTGAGCCAGTTGCTGCATTTTTAAATGTATTAGCCATTTATAATCTCCTATTATCCAAAAACTATTCCAAACACTACCGCATTTGGATCTGACACGTTTGTTAATGCTGATCCATCACCACTAAATTTTGATGCGGTAACATCGCCTGTTAATTCTATCGATCCTGTTGTTTGTGAACTTGTTGTTAATATTGTTTGTATTGTTGCAGATCCATCATTTTTTTCAAAAAAAAGCTTTCCATCAGCAGTATTCATAGCAAGTTCACCTAATTCTAAATTGCCTGTAGAAGGAACTGCCTTTGAAGTGGAGCTTCTTTTTAGTTTTATCACCTGTGCCATTAATAAGATCCTCCATCTATTAAAGTACTTACAATTAAGTTTCCACTTGTATCATACCCTGGTATTCCAGTTATTTCTGTTGCCGCGGTACTCGAAGATAAATATCCAAACTCTTTATCAGAGTTATTAGCAAACACAAATAAACTTCCACTTGATGCTACTTTAGTAGCTCCCTGTTGGACAAACAAAGAAGATAGTTTAGCTTCGCTTCCAGATACTATGACTTTTTTCCAATTAGCCATTAGAATGTACCTCCATCAATTACTGAACTAACGGTTAAATTTCCATTACTTGCGTTATATCCAACTAATCCAGTAGTTACTGCTGATGTATCAGCAGATGACATATATCCCACTTGAGTACTTGAAGGAACCTGAAAAGCTACAGAACTACCTGATGCTACACTTGCTCCAGTACTTACAAAAACTGAACCAGTTACATGAGTAGATACACTCATATTTACTGTCGAACCATCATCTGTAATATTTGCTGAAGATTCTAATCTACCATTACCATCCACAATTACAGGTCTATTTTCTGTTAAATCTGAAAGTCCCGATTGTACTGGGTGTCTATAATGTGTTGAACCACTAATTCCACTATACCAATAATCATTGGTTGCGTTCCATAATAATGATCCTGTATGTGCTGTACTTACTGCGTCTATAACTTGTATACCACTATCTACCGCTCCTCCAGCTGCGTTTAATGTTATTATATTGTCCCCAATATTAACTACTGTAGAGTCAACCGTTGTCGTAGTTCCTGACACGGTTAAATTGCCTGTGATCGAAGCGTTTCCTCCGACATTTAAATTTTCAACTATACCTACACCACCATCAACAACCAAAGCACCTGTACTAGTTGTTGTTGAAGTTGTTGTATTGGCTACTTCTACTTGTCCATCGTGTCTAACATAACCATCAAATTCTACATCTGGGTCTCCTGTTGATCCCCCAGTTGATGCAAACAAAGTATCTCGCGCGGTATCAATAGTAATAACTGAAGTACCATTTTCTTTTAAATCTACCCCAGTTAAACCTTCTAATGTTAATGCTCCTGCAGAAGTTGTAAAACTAGACGCTGCTCCAGCATCAATCGTAACTCCACTAGCTCCAGCATTAATATCTACTAAAATTGCATTTAATTCTACTTCAGTTCTAGTACCAGTATCTCCACCTACTGTAATCTTTTGTCCAACTGAATCACCACCAATACTAATTGCTGCTGCTGAAGAATCTATTGTAACTGCTCCACCAGCATCTACATCTACTGTACTAGATGGTGTCATTGAAATAGTTGTCATTCCTGTTTCAGATAATGCTCCACCGCCAGAAAATTCCCAGGTTCCAGTATCATCACCGAATGATGCTCCTGCATTACCTTTTGCACTTAAAGTTGTAGTAGCAGTAATTGCAGTTGTAGTAGTACTATTAAATATATTTGTTGTAGTACTCTCAATAATATGCGGACCACCACTTGCTGATATAGAACCACTTAAATATAATGTATCCCACCTTTGACTATCACTACCTAAATTATATGTATCACTTGCATTAGGTACAATATTTGAAGTTACATCTGCGGCAAAAGATACTGAATCAGTAGCCGCATCTCCAAGTGTTAGATTTCCACCAACTGTAAGATTTCCTGTAATCTCTAAAGAACCTGTAATAGCTCTGCCAGCTATAGCCCCAGTTAAATCTAAATCTGTATTTCCAGCGGAATTTAATCTATAAAGTTTATAATTATCTGAATCGTAATGAATCAAATCATTAAAATTTGATCCACCAGTAATTCCACCTAAATTTGGTACGGCGGTACCATAAGATAACCTAGAAACGGGCAATCTATTAGTACCATCAGTATGTCCTACTACTAATGCAGATTTTAATGCTGCGTCACCAATATTAGCTACTGAACTAGTAACTACACCAATTTCACCATTATTTAGATTCACACCGCTTAAATTTGCCAGTGTTCCTCTTCGATGTTTAATGATCTGTGCCATTAAATTTTTCTCCTAGAAAGTACTTTTCTTCTACTATAAATATGACATTTATTTAATTTTAGTGTGTTCATTTAAATTAATTCTTCTTTCATTATCATTCTTTTTGGACTAAGATATTTTTGAGTTGTAATTAAATCATTATAAGACTTCGGTAATAAATATCCATTTAAAATCACACTAAATTCAGTTTTTACTAATCGTTCATTATCTGCCACTTCTGTAGCATCTGTAAAAGTCTCTATAATAGTTTTAAATTTCATTTTTCCGGGTTCTCCCCAATATGCTCCTGCACTAAAATTTATTTTTTCTATAAGTTTATTCATTTGATTCATAAAAGAAGTCCAAATAATAAAATCATAATTTAATATCATATAATCTGGAACTGCTACATTATAAAATTCGTTCTGTGGTATTAAATTTTGTTGAACAGTTAACTTATCATACCTATTCTTTTTGCTCCATTTAGTTCCAAATGTATAATGTAATTTAGGATCATTTGCATCCAATTTATCAACTGGAATACTTGTATTTTTTTCCATTCCAGTTCGTTGAAATACAATCAGTGGAGTCATTAATTGTCTTTTTTTATCTCTCAAATACCCTGTCTTTCTAATAGAATTCCATCTCTCTGGATTAGCATATAAGACAGGCACTTTAACTTGTTCTCCAGATTCCTCTACTGTTGGTTGTATTACATTATTAAAATAATACATAATAGCCGAATCCATATCCATAATCTCAACAGATATATTTTTTACATTATCATCTCTTTTATATTCCCTACCTCTATTAATATCTTTCTTTTGTATTTTAGGTGTAGGTTTTTTTCTTGCCATCAATTACTCCTAATTAAACGCATCGCCCAAATCTAATGTACCAGAATCATCTCTATTGGTTAAAGTTCCTAAATTTTCTACTGTCAATCCACCTTTAAGGTATAATGATCCTGTTATTTTATGTGTATCATCAGCACTATCACCAAATATAGTTGAACCACGTACTTCAAGTCCTGTTGCTAAAGTTTTACCCACATATTGATAAACTGACATATAAAGATAATCACTATTAGATGGGTCTACTGAAGAATTCATAAACTGTAATACTCCAGTTTTATAATCAAACTGATAATCATTAGTTGAAACTATATCATCTCCATCTAATGAACCAGTCTGTAAACTATGACTAACTGCTGAAGATTTATATAAAGCTGCTAAATATCCAGGAGTTGTATCCTCAGTTGTAGAAGTTGCTAACGCAGATGTTGAATATTTTGGTGATATAAAATTTGTTTGTTGGTTAGAATCAATCAACTGTGCACCAATTCCACTATCGCTTCCCGATGGATTCAAGAAAAACCAAACCTCATTATTAGTATTTGATTTTGTTAATTTTTGTCTATACCAATACTTCATTACACTTGATCCAGAAACAGTATGTGTTGCACTAATTTGAGAACTTCCACTAAAAGGTAATCCCGAAGATGGTAAATATCCTGCTTCAGTATAAATCTCAGATGCTTGTAAATCAAGTACATTTGTAAATGCTTCTTGTGCAGCGGTAAGAGTATCGTGAGTATATCTTCTCGACGCTAATAATCTACTTGATTTTGACCCTGAATCTAAAGTTGCCATTTCTTATTCCTAACTATAACTTAATGTTATTGAAGTTACAGGAGATGGATCTCCCTTATATCTAATTATCACATAAAGTTCATTATCACTTGCATCTAAATACATTCCGTCTGCATTTCTTATTGGTATTGTATATTCTGTGCTACTCAAACTTCCACCACTATTTCCATACAAACTAATTGATGTAGTGAATGGATTTTTAAAATTATCTGATGCCATATCTGCTTCAATCAAGTTATTTGTTAATTTTGTTGGGTCATATATTCTTGCAACACCTAAAGAAGCATTATTACCACTACCGTTTCCTGAACTTTCAAATAATATTGCCGCCGCTACACTATCTGCTGTAGTTGCTGCCCAATTAACTAATGTCTTACCCACATCAAGAGTCATACTTGAATATGTACTTCCAGGTGTTTGAAATCTTCTGATATAATATTTGTATGCTCCACTACCAAAATCCTCTGCAAACCAATATCTATAAGTTCCACCTGGCTCTACCAAATATCCTGGTTTTACCTGTAAATCATAATTACCTAATACACTATTCCCCGCATCATTAGTTTGAAAACTATCTGTTGTAAAATATGCTCCATTAAATGAAGTTACATTATCTGCTATTACTATTCTAAAATCTTCACCTGTAAATGTTTCAGTCAAATCTTGTAAGGTATTTGAATCATATCCTTGTGCTCTACCATATACTCCTAAACTACCACTAGCTGCTAGTTGACTAAAATCTCCTGCAGTATGATATGAAATAGTTTGAGTATCTAATGTGGATTGTGTACTATCTCTATTTCTTGCTTTTGTAGCTACTGTAAAAGATGAATCCCCTAGTCCTGTTTGATTTATATTTTCATTATTTCCACTATCAAAACTAACTGAAGCAGTAACTATAGCAATATCATTATATCTTGGAACACCACTATCTACAGCAGTAGTTCCATCACTTTGGAATAATTTACCACTTGTTTGTACCGTTCCACCATTTGTGGAAATTACATCTCCACTTATTGAAACACTACCTGCGCCGACTGAAGCTGCTGACATATCTACTAATGTAGTTGATGCGGCATACATTGGATTAAACAATCCTGTAATCTTTGTAGATACTTCATACGTTGTATCTAATAAATATGGAGCTCCACTTAAACTTCTTGATGTAGCAGTTAATGCTTTCTGTGCTGTACCCACATCTGCTAAAGTATTAGTTCCAATATCACTATCTATTTGATCAATCGGAGCCCAAAAATTATTTTTTGTAGTTCCATTAACTTCTTGATACGTTGTACTTGACCCACTTGCTATTCCAACTACCAAATCATGAAATCTATAATATCCACTCGCAGATACAGAAGTCCAATCAGCATTAGAAGCATGATATTTTCTTGTCAATGAACCACTTAACAAAGTCCCACCTACATCTGCAAACTTACCATCTTGATATGCTGATGGTATAACTGCTGGTTGTGTTGTTACCAACTTAGTTATATTTAATCCATTTGATGTTCCAAATGAACTTAATGTTAAATCTAACCTTGATTGTGTAGTATAAGTATTAGAACTTTCATCTGGTGCTGCTATACTACCAGAATCACTAAATGAGTGTGTAGCATGTGCCCTAAGTTTAAAATTAGCAGCCGCTCCACTTGATAATCCACCCAATCCAAATAATTCTGTATCATTAGAAGAACTAATTGCAGTGGACCCACCAGAATTTGAATCAAAATCTATATAATAACTTGGCCCATTATCATGATATACTGAAATACCACTAAAAATTGTTGAACCTACACTAGCCCAATCTCTTGATACTAAATAATTTAATGTTGCGTTACTTAATGAAGTATAATTTGTAGGTACATATCCACCAATTGAATCTACAAGTCCCAAACTATTTTCATTTGTATCTACACTTGCAAATGTTTTAGTATTTGGTGCCGCATCTGCTACATCTAATGATGAACTTAATACTCCTGACATAAATCTTAAAATTTCACTTACATGAGTTGTATTATCAAAATTATTAAAATAACTTCCCTCTAAACTTGTACCCCATGCATTAGAAGTTGGATATCCATTAGTTATATTATTTGATGTAATTGCAGTTGATGCTGATGCCACCGCATTAACTTTTAATGAACCAGTAACTTGTAAATCATTTGTAGTAGAATACGCCGATCCAGTTGTATTAAAAATTCCTAACTCACCGGTTATACCAGCAGTCGGAATATTAGTTATAGAACTTCCATCTCCCGCAAATTTGGAAGCACTAATTGTTCCTACTCCTCCAGTAGCAATTAATGAACCAGATAAGGTAAAAGAACCTGTAAGTTTAGGATTTAACTGTCGGCTGTGTATAAGTGCCATTCTCTTCTCGTTTTAAATTTTCCCAATAAATTTTCATACTTTTAGAAATACGTTTTTTATGCATATTGGTCTTAGGTTGTTTCAATTTCTCAATAGTATCCATTGAAACTTTTCTGTCCATTTGAGCGCAAGATTTGCATACAGTATTATTTCCAACTGCTCTATCAAAAGTATCTTTTCTTGTATAGGTTATCATCCTATTACAATCAGGACACCTTCTATTTTTTCTATTTTTCCAATGACGTTTTCTCATATCAATTATAAATATCTAAAAGTAGTAAAAGAAAAGTGGAAGTTAAAAATTAATGTATTACGAATCAAATTTTCCGTGAGCAATAATCTCATCATCAGATTCTAATACATAACCTATTGAAGAAGTATTAACCTTTAAAAGAAAATTACTACCATTTTGTTGTATTTCTAACGCATCATGTTCCATATATTGTCCATTTAAGAAAAATACAAAATCATTTTCACCTACCGATGTTAATCCACTTGGTGCAGATGCCATCGTAGCAGTAAAACTTGCTGTCTCATATCCAGATATATCATTTAAACTTACAGCTCCACTAAAAGACGCAGCTTTCTTTACATAAGATTTTCTTAAAAATTCATTTCTATGGTCTACATAAAGTTTTGAAGTAGCTGATGTATTTAAACTTGCAGTAGCTGGTAAACCCAATACCTCACCATCACCACTAAAAGTAAGATTACCCGCACTTGCCATTGTAGAGGTTGCTAATGAGGTAATTGTTTTGTTGGTTAATGTATCGGTTGTAGAAACACCAACTATATTGATATTACTACCAGCGGCATTATCTATAGCCCATCTTGTTTCACTATGATCAAATACTAATTGTGCATTTGTTCCACCACTTCTACCAACTCTTAATCCAGCGTCTGCAGAACTTAATGCAGTAGAACCTGTAAAATTTAAATCTATAATTGGATCTTCTACTTGCATTGTAGCAACATTTGCTACACTTTGACTACCCTCTACAATTAAATCGCCATAAATTTTCAATGATCCAGTCATATAACCCGCTGGATTTAAAGTCATTATTAACTGACTACCATAACTTCCAGAAGTATATATATTACCACCAGTATCATCATATAAATAATAATTTGCACCTTGTACAATCCCTGTAAGACCTGCATCTAGAGAACCAGTTCCTAAATCATCTTGAGTAAAGTCATCCCAAATTACATCATATAATCCCGTAGCTGGGTTTATAGCACTACCAACTCTCAAAACTTGTTTTGCAATTGTTGAAGCTTGTGCTTGTCTTGTTAAATCAATTAATGCCATAATTTAATCCAAATCTATTGGTTGTATTTTATATCTAAAAATAATTTGATCTCCACTTTTTAAAGTTATACCCTTAATAGTCCCCGCTACTCCACTGGTGTCATTAGTTTTTTTTCTAAGCCTTACTTTTTTATAATTATCAGCAAAATAAAAGTCTGTGCCTATTGCAGTTGTCCATGGCGGTTTACTAATTTGTTGAATTTGGTTAACTGAAAACTTGAAAGAACTAGGTCTAGGTTGATATTTCGAAACAGAATGTAATACACTCAAATCAAACTCCTGATAATCTGAAGTAGATGTAGATATATCAGTAAATCCTAATTCCCTTACTCTTACCCTACTAAAATCTCGCATCGCCCCCAAAGACAAAATATCATATTTAATAGTTGGAGCTCCGTCTAAATTATTCATTCTATAAGGTAAATTTGAACCTGACTCATCAGTAAATTCAATTTTATCAGCATTAAATATTGATTCGCTTACTGGTGAAACAAATTTCCTTAAATTTCCCTTATATCCTTCTAATTGTGTTATCATACTATTATCAAACTATAGTTTATTGTAATATTATCATTCTCATCTAAATCAATACCCTGCACTGTATTTGCGATACTATGTTTTTTATTTATACTAATAAATCCAGCACTTGATGAAGACATAAAAAAATCTCTGGAACTTGAAGTATCCTCTTGATTAGCTGGACTAGTTAAAATTTGACCATTTATACCAACTGAAACAGACCCATTTCTTATTTTATGTCCTGTAGGTACCGATATAGTATAATTTTGTCTATCTGGTGTCGGCGCAGTATCTAATGATGAGGATTGTGACCCAGACAAATATGAAAAGTTTTCCAAAAACGAAGCACTTACATATCCAAGAGTCAAAACAGCTTTAGTATCTTCTGAACTAGTAGGCTCTCCACCATATCTCATTATATATCTAGTATCTCCACCAAAAATATTAGTAAATTGTAAATCTTGTATTTCTTGACCTGATGAAGGTGACACTCCTCTAATAAAATCTGTTGCGCCCGCCAGTCCACTTGGTAAATTCGATCCCAATGATGTTCCTAAAATCCTAACTGTTTCTGTTTTAGTATCTGGTCTATACATTGTAGAAAAACTTCCATCTGTTTCATCAAAAATATCTATTCTTGATGGACTAAAATATTTTGTAGTAGTAACATAATCATTAAATGATTCTGGAACCAAATATCCCCTAAAACTAAAAGAAAAGGTAGTTTTAATAAGACGCTCATTATCCGCCATCTCTGTATTGTTTTCAAAACTATCTATATTTACTTTAAATTTAAATTTTCCAGGTTCTCCCCAATATGCACCATCAGAATAATTAATTTTTTCAACTATCGCATTCATTTGTTCAATAAACGGTGTCCAAATTATACATTCGTATGTCATTGTCATATAATCTGGCATTGCTACAGTATAATATTCTTTAGATTTTAACAATCCTTTTTGAACATTAAACTTATCATACCTATTTTTACTTGTATATTTTCTTTCAAAAGTATAAAATAACTTTGGATCATTGGCATCTAACTTATCTATAGGTAAGGATTCATCTTTTTGTATTGACGACCTTCTAAAAACAATCAAAGGAGTAATTAATTGTCTTTTACTATCCCTCAAATGACCAGATTTACGAATAGATTGCCATCTTTCAGGATTTGCATATAAAACTGGTACCTTCACAACTTCCCCAGCTTCCATAATTGTAGGTTGTATCACATTAGTAAAATAATACATAATAGCCGCATCATGATCCATCAATGTAACTTCTACATTTTTTACATTATCACCACGCTTTTTGGCAAGTCCACGACTCATCGGGGGAGTAGTAAAGCTTTGTCTAATATTTCTTGGTATAGGTTTTGATCTAGCCACTAAATACCCCTTTGCCTTTCAATTTGTAAATTAGAACGTCTTATTAAGAATGAATTACATACAATAGACCAATTACTATCAACTTGCCCACCAACAAGTTGATTCTCATTCATAGTTCCGACTTCAAAATGTGCATAATTCCAATCGAAGATATCACCTGGTTCAATAACTAAACTCAATTCTGTAAGATATTCTCTTTCAAACCAAAATTGAGCAGTTTGTCTTAAATCAACTCCAAATTCTTCTGTATTAAAATCAAAGTCGTCCGCTTGTATTAAGCAAGGTAATTTAACACCATCTAAATATGTTTTACCAGCAGACGCTTCACCATACAGATTTGTCATAGTATCTGCTGCTGATATTCTATATAATACACAAGTTTGATTGATAATTCCATCTTTTTCATTTTTTAAATTACCAACCAATTCGCGATTTATAGAACTAAAAAAATTTCTATCTGTTTGACTTAAAAAACGACTTGGCATATTTTAATCCTATTTTACATAAATTGGCAAAGGTACTTTTTGCAATTTTTCTAGTAACATATCTGATTCATCTTTATCTCTTTCCATCAATGATCTACGAGTTGAGTCCTCTAACATTTCACGCAACTGAGTAATTAAAATTTCTTTTTCTGTAGATGCTTCACTTCGTAATGAATCTCCATCTAAAGTAGTTTCAGAATTTGGAATTGGAATACTAGTATATTTACCTCTAATTGCTCCTAACAGTTCTTTAGCTAATGCTAATCCATACTTTCTAATCCATTGTTTTCCAACATCATTAATTTGACTATATACCATATTATTATATGGCACATTAGAAAAATCTGATATAGAGGCCAATGAAGATCCACCGTGATCAGAGCTAGTTGAATCGTCCTTTTCACTTGTTAGATAATATTCAAACCATATTTTAAAATTAGTTCCTGGAGCTGGAAATATTCTCACTCTATTATTCACCAAATGAAATGAATATGCTGATTTTCTAATTTGATCATTCATTTCAATAGCCTGCAATCTTAATAAATCTTCAAATATAGGCATTAATGTGAAGGTTACTGCAGGTGACATTCCTCCAAATCCGAATCCTTCTATCATTTTATGAGTTCCATATCCAGTAGTTGCATATGGGTCAAAATATCTTTGAATTGCTGGAGTTGGTCCATGAAAAAGTCGTCTAACTTCTATAGCTTTACCACTTTCTGATATATTTGCCCATAATGCATTTAAATCATAAACTTGTGAACCACTATCAACATTAATAGAACCACTTCTTAAAGTTACATTACCACCAACAGGGGTAGTAGCTTCTGTCCCATATCTATTAGATAATTTAACCGTTCTACCAAGTGTAGGCGTAACATTTCTATGTGTCAAATTTGACCCAGTAGATTGTCCTTGTAAATTAAACAAATTATCTTTAATATTAAATTGATTTACTTGAGCTGAATATTCTGTAACAGATTCTTCGTAAACCGCATAAAACGAGCCAGATTGCATTTCGACATCCATAATTGGGTATCCTAATCTTTTAGCACACCAATCTGAAAATCTATCAACCGAATTAATTCCAGTTCCAGAAAATTGAGTATCATTATCGTAAATCCCAAACGGAGTTTGAGATGCTGAAAATGAACTACTTCCTGGCCATATTGCTGTTTGTGGCATTATAATCTCCTAAAATAAATATATTTCTTCATCTATAAATATAACACCCCCTATAAATAGGCATAAAAAAAGCCCCCAATAAATG